GTATATCAAGCACTTACCCCTTTTTTTCTCAGAATAAGTGCCAGGAGTCCCATAGCAAAAAAAAATTTCAAAAAAAATTTGCTTTTCTTGTCAAGACCCTTAATATGCTAAACTATCAAGTTATGCTTTTAGATAAGCTTATCTAGTATTAGTTTATCTGAGCTTACGCCTTGGGGGCGTAGCTCGATAAGCAGATCAGGATAAGCTTATCTGATAAGCTTATAGGATATTATTCTGAGTATTTCTAGCAAGATAGACCCCAGCCTTTTAAAAAACATCGTGCATTTGCCTGAGTCTGAGCAAAAACATGTATTAGATCTGTTAGGCAAACTAGAAGAAACAGAAAGTAAGGAGCAGGCCCGTGAAGGGTTTATGCCTTTCATCAAGAAGGTTTGGCCTGCTTTTATTGAAGGCAGACATCACAAGATTATGGCAGAAGCCTTTGAACGTGTTGCTAACGGGGATTTAAAAAGATTAATTATTAATATGCCGCCTCGACATACAAAGTCTGAGTTTGCATCCTATTTACTCCCAGCTTGGTTTCTGGGGCAATACCCTGACAAGAAAATTATACAGACGGCACATACCGCAGAGCTATCAGTTGGTTTCGGGCGAAAGGTTCGTAACCTAGTTGATAGTGAAGATTACAAAGAGATATTCCCAGAATTAGGGTTAAGGGCAGATTCAAAGGCGGCAGGACGCTGGAGTACAAGTAAAGGCGGTGAATACTTCGCTATTGGTGTAGGCGGTGCGGTCACAGGTAAAGGAGCCGATCTCCTAATAATAGATGACCCTCACAGTGAACAAGAAGGCCAAAGCGCAGATGCAGGGGTTTTCGATAAGGTCTATGATTGGTACACATCAGGACCAAGACAGAGATTACAGCCAGGTGGGTCTATCATTATAGTGATGACTCGCTGGCACAAAAGAGATCTAACAGGAAAAATAGTTAAAACATCTGTTCAAAGAGAAGGAATGGATGAATGGGAAGTCATAGAATTTCCGGCAATTATGCCTTCTGGCAATGCACTATGGCCTGAGTTCTGGTCTTTAACGGAACTGGAAGCACTGCGTAGTGAACTGCCTGCGCCTAAGTGGCAAGCACAATATCAGCAAGACCCGTCCTCGGAAGAGAGCGCATTAGTTAAAAGAGAATGGTGGAAGAAATGGGAAGAGGAAAGACCGCCTCAGTGCGAGTTTATCATCCAATCATGGGACACCGCTTTTCTAAAAACACAACGAGCAGACTACTCTGCTTGCACCACATGGGGGGTATTTTACCAACCTGATGACACAGGAGTCACACAGCCCAACATCATATTACTTGATGCATACAAAGAAAGGCTGGAGTTTCCTGAACTAAAGAAATGTGCGTTTGAGTTCTATAATGAATTTGAACCCGATGCCTGCATCGTTGAAGCAAAGGCGGCTGGAACCCCTCTTATATTTGAACTAAGAGCAATGGGCATTCCTGTATCCGAATACACGCCAAGCAGAGGAAACGATAAGATCTCAAGGGTTAACGCAGTGTCAGACTTATTTGCGTCTGGCATTGTCTGGTGTCCTGAGACTAGGTTTGCGGAAGAGGTGATAGAAGAGTTTGCATCCTTCCCAGCAGGCGAACACGATGACTTGGTTGACTCGTCAACACAAGCATTGCTCCGATTCAGACAAGGAGGATTCCTGCGTTTGGGGTCTGATGAGGACGAAGAACCCTTTTATTCCAGACGAGCAGAGTATTATTAGTGGCATTTTTGCAAAGCAATATCCCAAACTTTAAATGTTGGGTTAGGAAAGAATACACACACAATCACCAAAAATATCATGGAGAGTTTATCCATGCGATGGCGATTGCAGTTACCACCATGCCGTGTCGTTCTCTTAGCTTCCAGATGATATTCACTGGCGCAGAGACTTACGATGACGAGAATGCGGAAAATATACATGGCGGTGCAATGTGGGCAAGAATGCCAATCACAGGATTGGTAGCTGACACACCGCTAGAAGAATGGCCTGAACCGATGCCTGTATGGGCAGCACAACCTTGGGACTGTTCTTCAAGAACACATTCTGTGTATGTGCTAGATCGGGCAACGCCTTGTCCTTGGATTGCAAAGATAGACGGTGAGTTCTATCCTGCAAAGTATTATTTTACAGTCGATTACACTGACAACGAAATTGCTGATGATCCTGCACAACACAAACAAAGCCATGTTATGGAATTACTAGACGCTGGCAAATGGACAGGTAACATCGTGGCATTACCCAATAACAGGGTGAGAGTTACGCATCCGGCATGGTTTGAGACAGGAGAAGGTGCGCCAGACTTCAGACCATCACAACATATTCACTATTCTAAATCTGATTTGGATTACACCTTAGATGTAAACCAAGTCTTCGATAACATGTATTCGGGAGAACCTGATGATGAAATCTAAGATGGGTACTAAAATGATGCCCAAGAAAATGGCAGCAGGAAAGAAACTGCCAATGGTTGAAAAAGATGGCAAGCAAGTCCCATTTTTTGCTGCTGACGGAAAAGGCAAGATGATGGGTGGCGGTAAGGTTCCCAAGACAAAAGGTTACTTCAAAGGTGGAAAAACAAAGGGAATGGCTAAAGGCGGCAAGACTAAAGGTTATGCGGCTGGCGGTAAAACCGTTGCTAGAGGATCTGGTGCGGCTAGAACTCAATACTTCGGGAAGAATGGCTAAATGGCTATTGATCGCCCCTTGGGTACGCCCCTTCCTGTAAATCAGGATATGGGCGAAGTTGAAATTGAAATAGAAAACCCTGAGTCGGTTTCTATTGAAACGCCCGATGGCGGTGTGTTAATTGACTTTGATCCCAGTATGGGCGAAATGATGGGCATGTCCCATGATGCGAATCTAGCGGAAGTGGTTGATCCAAAAGAATTAAACATCATGGCATCTGACCTGATAGGTCAATACAAAACAGACAAAGAAAGCAGAGCAGATTGGGAAAGGTCTTACATAGACGGACTTGAACTGCTTGGCTTGAAGCATGAAGAAAGAACTACCCCCTGGGATGGGGCATGTGGTGTGTTCCATCCCCTTTTAACAGAGGCAGTCATTAGGTTTCAGTCTCAATCCATACAAGAACTGTTTCCTGCTAGTGGCCCTGTAAAAACAAGTATTGTAGGGGCAATCAATGACGAGAAAGAAAAACAGGCACATCGTGTTAAAGATTACCTAAATTATCTCGTTACTGAGAAGATGACAGAATATCGCACCGAAACGGAGAGGATGCTATTTTCGCTACCTTTGGCTGGCTCTGCGTTTAGGAAAGTTTACTACGATCCCACTATGGGAAGACCTTGCAGTATGTTCGTTCCTGCTGAAGACTTCGTTGTAAGCTATGGTGCGTCTGACTTAGCAACCTGTGAACGTGCTACACATGTAATGAAGAAGAGTCCTAACGATATCAGGAAGCTTCAAGTGTCAGGATTCTACCTTGACATGGACTTACAAGATGGCGTTCCAGACCCTGATAGAGTGAAAGAGAAGTATAACGAGCTAACTGGGGACAACGGTAGCTACGAATCAGACTCTAGGCACACTTTATTAGAGATGCAGGTTGATTTAGACCTACCTGGCTTTGAAGATTCACAGAACGGAAAGCTAACAGGCATTAGTTTGCCCTATGTGGTCACCATTGATCTGGGTTCCAGAGAGATTTTGGCTATCAGGCGCAACTGGTACGAGTCAGATCAGTACAAAAACAAGCGAGAACACTTTGTTCACTACCAGTATATTCCAGGTTTAGGCTTTTACGGCTTTGGTTTGATCCACATGATCGGTGGATTAGCCAAATCAGCCACCTCTTTGCTCCGACAACTGGTCGATGCAGGTACTTTGAGCAACCTACCTGGTGGTTTGAAGGCCAGAGGTCTACGAATTAAGGGTGATGACACCCCAATCATGCCGGGAGAGTTCAGAGATGTGGACGTTCCAGGCGGTTCGATCAAAGAAAACATAAGTTTCCTGCCCTACAAAGAGCCAAGCGGTGTTTTGTACCAACTTTTGGGCAATATTGTAGAGGAAGGACGAAGATTTGCGTCTGCGGCTGACGTAAAAGCGGCAGATATGAACGCAGAAGCCCCAGTTGGCACTACTTTGGCGATTTTAGAGCGTTCAATGAAGGTTATGAGTGCAGTTCAGGCCAGATTACACGCTTCAATGCGCGATGAACTGAAATTATTGTCGAATTTGGTGCGAGATTACGGCCCACAAGCGTATCCGTACCTAATGGACAGCGAAATCCCTGTATCAGAGGACTTTGATGACAGGGTAGACATAATTCCAGTGAGTGATCCCAATGCAGGGACGATGGCACAGCGAATTATGCAGTATCAGGCGGCATTACAGCTATCTGCACAAGCACCACAGATGTATGACTTGCCATTATTGCACCGTCAGATGCTTGAAGTGCTTAATATTAGGGATGCAGAAAAGATTGTCCCTACAGAAGACGATATAGCACCAACAGATCCTGTGTCAGAGAATATGGACATCATAAACGGCAAGCCTGTGAAGGCGTACTACTATCAGGATCACGAAGCGCACATACAAGTTCACATGTCTGCAATGCAAGACCCGAAGATACAAGAGCTTTTATCTCAAGCACCCGATGCAGGGAAGATACAAGCCGCATTTGCTGCTCATGTACAGCAACACTTGGCTTTCTTGTATCGACAGCAGATAGAAAAAGAACTTGGCACGAAACTTCCGTTACCTAGCGAGAAGCTGCCTGAAGACATTGAATACAGAATATCAGAGCTTGTAGCTCCTGCCGCTGCTCAGTTGCTTGGAAAGAATATGCAGGAACAGCAAATGCAACAGAATCAACAGATGCAAGAAGATCCTGTTATTCAAATGCAACAGCGAGAACTGCAAATTAAAGAGATGGAAGCGCAGAGTAAAGCCATGATAGAGCAAGCTAGGCTACAGCTAGAATCTCAGAAAGCAATGATGAAGTCTCAACTTGATCAACAGAAAGCAGATCAGGATATGGAGATAGAACAAGCCAAACTCGCTGTTCGTATTTCAGAAGATAACGAAAGAGATCAATTAGAAACGAAACGTATAGCTTCTAAAGAACAAATCGAAGGCGCAAAACTTGGCGTTGAAATAGCAAAAGATGTCTTTAAAGATGAGTAATCTGTCCGAAAACAACATATTTGACCATTTAAAGAGCGTTTTAAGAACGCAAATGAACGAAATGGCTGATCATGTAAGCGGAGGGGGTTGTAAAACTCTTGAAGACTACGCAAAATGCTGTGGAATTATTGAAGGTTTAGCCGTTGCTGAACGAGAAATACTTGATTTAAAAGAGAAATATGAAGAATAATCACGCTGTATTGAACAGCGCAAGCGACTCTGGACGCTTTTTTCCAGTGCTAGGAAACCACTAATGGAAGCATTAGCAAAAGAAACCGAGTCCGAAGAGGCTCGACAGGCATATCAGTTACCTGATCCTACAGGATATAAAATACTGATCGCACTGCCAGAACCTGAGAAAGAGTTTGATGGCGGTATTATCAAGTCTAACAAGACTCTCTATGAGGAAGAGATCGGATCTATCGTTGGGTTTGTCACCAAACTGGGGCCAGACTGTTATAACGATAAGAAAAAATTTCCATCTGGGCCTTTCTGCAAAGAAGGGGACTGGATTCTAATGCGCTCTTATAGCGGCACTAGATTCAAACTTCACGGAAAGGAGTTTAGGTTAATCAACGATGACAGTGTTGAAGCCGTAGTCGAAGACCCAAGGGGGATTGTTAAGGCATGAGCGAACAAGAAGCGGTACAAACAGAAGAAGATAAGTTCTTTGGTGTACGCACCAAGATAGGCGGTCAACAACAAGAAGAACCTGTTGAAGAAGCAGAGGTTGTAGAAGCTTCTGATTCCGAAGAAGGTGAATTGACAGACGATGAACTGCCAAATTACAGCAAGAGGGTTCAGAAAAGAATCAACAAACTTAAATACGAATCTCACGAAGAGAAGCGTAGAACCCAATCTGCACTTCAAGAGCGAGATGAAGCGTTTCGTGTTGCTCAACAAATAGCAGAAAAAAACAGAGAATACGAGTCTTTGATCGGTAGAGGAGAGCAAGCTCTTATCAATCAGGTAAAGGAACGTGCGGCTTTAGCTGTTGACCAAGCAAAACAACAGTATAGAAAAGCTTATGAAGAGGGTGACACAGACAATGTTGTTAACGCTCAAGAAGCTCTAACCAAAGCTACAGCGGAGTTAAGCGAAGCTGATAGATATGCTCAAAGTATGAGCAATCAACCAGCACCCCAACAGGAGAACTGGCAACCACCGCAACCAGCACAACAACCTGTTCAGCAGCCTGTTCAACAGCCTGTCCAGCAAAGACAGATAGATCCAGAAGCTCAACAATGGGCTACAAAAAATCCGTGGTTTATGAGAGAAGGTTATGAAGAAATGACCTCTCTTGCCTACGGAAAACATGCTTCTCTTGTGAAGCAGGGGGTAGTACCAAATACCCCTGAGTATTTTAAACAAATCGATGAAACGGTCAGAAGAGCGTTT